GGTAGGTCAATATGAGCAAAGCGTTCAAAATGTTTTATGCCCACATTGTAATAGAGAGTTTGAGGTCAGATGAGAGACATTAAGCTAAGATTTAAAAAAAATGATATAAAAAATGCGCCTAAAAGATTTAAAAATACAGGGTGGGAAGACTCAGAGCTACCAACATCAAAAAAAGTTGCTAAATACATAGTTCAAGAGTGTTTAAAGAAGTATGAGTTTAGAAAGTCTTTTAAGCCTAAGCCTCATGAGTATGTGATACTAGATGAGACTACTAGCTTTTTTTTCGTTGCTATGGCTTTATTAATCGAAACTGAAGGTTATAATGCAGAGTTTAGAATTTTTAAAACAGTGAAAACATATAGATATGTCAATATTGGTAGGTATAAATATTGGTTAATTTATGATGTTTGTAATAGGGAGTTACTAAATGGCTAAAATGGGTAGACCAAAAAAACCTATAGATTGGGATTTATTTCAAAAGTTAGCTTATATACAATGTACTCAAGTTGAAATATGCTCAGTACTAGGGGTGTCAGAAGATACTTTACAGCGTAGAGTTGAAAAGAAATTTAAGATGACTTATGCGGAGTACTATAAAAAGAACTCAGCAGGGGGTAAAATGTCTTTACGTAGAGCTCAATGGAATAGAGCTATAGGAGACAGAGACCAAGACGGTAACCTCAAAAACAATGGAAATGTATCTATGCAAATATGGCTAGGTAAACAATATTTAAATCAACAGGAAAGTCCTCAAGGCGAGGTTGAAGAACTATGTGAAGGGTTTGACTTAGATGAAATATAATGTATTTAAACATCAAAATCAATTCATCAGGACGAAAGAAAAGTTTCCTGCATTGGTTGCAGGTTATGGAAGCGGTAAAACATTTGCTTTTTGTTTAAAGGCAATCATAGAGCTAGGCAGAAATCCAAATAAGATAGTATTACTCGCTGAGCCTACATATCCAATGATGAGAGACGTACTTCAACCTACTTTGGAGCAACTGCTACACGAGCTAAACTTTAGATTTCATTATATAGCAGGTGAAACAAGATATAATATTACTTGGAAAAATGGTAAAGGTAGTATTATCTTACGTTCAGCTGAGAATTGGAAAAGATGGGCAGGACTTAATTTAGCTTCATTTGGGATAGACGAAGCCGCGTTATTAAAAGACGACAGCGCTTGGAAAATGGGTATATCTAGGTTAAGAGACGGTTATCACTTAACAGGATTTACTACTACAACGCCTGAAGGATTCAATTGGCATTACGACTATTGGAAAGATAATCCTAAAAATGGCTACAAATTGTTTCACGGTAAATCAACTGATAACAAATTCTTACCTAAAGAGTTCATTGACACTTTACTAGAAAACTACGACAGCAAGTTAGTTCAAGCATATTTAAATGGACAGTATGTGAATATGCAACATGGACAAGCTTATTATAATTTTGATAGAGCTGTTAATGTTAAACCTGTCAAGTACAATGAAGACAAACAAATAATATTTTGTATAGATTTTAATGTTGACCCAATGTGTGGAGTAATAGTGCAGTTTTATAAAGAAGACCCAAAAATAAGAGTTATAGACGAAGTTAAAGTATCTCACTCAGGAGCTAATGAGTTATTAACTGAAAGAATTGCTCGTTTAGTTAAAAAGAGCTATCCAAAAGCTAAGTACTCACCTACTGATATATTCAAACGACAACCCTTGAAAGATAATTACTTATGCTATCCTGACCCTTCAGGTATGGCTAACAAAACTTCTGCACGTAGAACAGACCACGCAATATTACGAGATGAAGGATTTTATATTAAAGCTAAAAAGTCTGCTCCATTAGTGATAGACAGGCTAAATTCAGTGAATAACGCCTTTAAAAGCATGGTAATAGACCCACGCTGTAGAGCCTTAATCAAGGACTTTGAACAGGTTACATTAAAAGAATCTACAAGAGAATTGGACAAAAGTAACCAAGAGCTTACTCATATGAGTGATGCAATCGGCTATTTTATCGATTATGAAATGCCTGTTCGAAAGCCTGTAACTCAAACATACTTGGCTTAATGGCTTATAAGAAGAAAATAATATTACCAAGTTTGAGCAGTGAAGGAGCTAGGAAAGAAAGAACTCGCATGGGCGTTAAGAATATGAAACGTAAGAAACTAACCAAAAAAGCGCTAGAAGACAGAAAAAAGCGTGAAAAAGAATGGAGAGAATGGTGGTCATAAAAAGGAGTTTAAATGATAATATTTAGTAGCGTTGAACAAGTAATAGCAGATTCAATTGAAGAATTAAAGTCAATTGGTTCTGATAATAAAAACGAACAAAAAGATATGTGTATTGACTATTACCAATATAACAATACAGGTAGATACATAAGCAAGTATTTCAGTGGAACATTACAGACAGAGATACCTTTGTATACAGTCAATATGACTAAAAGATTAATTGACAGAATAAGTTTAGTATATAAAGACGCTCCAACAAGATTGGAAGAAGACGAAGTGTATCAGGATTTATGTAAAGATAAAGATTTCAGCTTTAAAAAAATAGAAAGAATTCACAATCTACTTGGAACAATAGCTGTACAGATAGCTTGGAAAGATGATAAGTTTCAATATATACCTCGTATAGATTTTGAGCCTGTATTTCACCCTGATGACCCACTTAATCCTATAGCGATAGTTTATCCTGCTCAAAAGACAGTAGATTCAATTTATCAAACACAAGAAGATGAATTTATTTATTGGGACGCAGAAACGCATTTCAGATTTGATATGGACGGTAACATAATACAAGTTAATGAAGGTAATATAAATCCATATGGTGTATTGCCTTTTGCATTTGTACAGCCTAATCATCAAATTGACGAGTTTAGCAACACAGGAGTCGCTGAAGATATATGCAAAGCTAATCAGCAAATAGACATCGCAATGACTATGCTACAACATCACATCAGAAAAGCAGGTGGACAATATGTAATAGAAGGTCAGGTTGAAACTAACAATATTGAGTTAGGTTTAAATAAGGTTGTCGTTTTAGATAATGCTTCAATGAGTAATTTAAATCCAAATATAAATATACAGGCTATTTTAGAAGGTATAAAGTTTCAATTACAACAAGTAGCCATTAATCATCATATCACATTTGATTTTGGAGTTAATGGAAGTAAGTCAGGAGTGGCCTTAAAAATAGAAAACGTTGAGCTATTAGAGAAACGTGAAGATGATGTAGAAAAGTTTGCAAGACTAGAAGAATTGGTATATGATATAGAAAAGGTCATATTGGAAGTAGAAGCAAACAAAGCCTTAACAGACGAGTTCTCAATTGATTATAAAGAAGTTGACTTCCCTGACCCTGAAAGAGATAGAGATGAGTGGGAATGGAAATTCAAGCATGGATTAGCAGACAAAATAGACTATCTAATAGCCAATGACCCTGATAAATTTGGCACAGATTCAGATATAGCACGTCCAAAATGGGAAGAATGGTTAGCAACTAGGAAGGCTTCATTTAACGTTGTAAAAGAACAGGGAACAGTTGAAGAAAACATATTCAAAGTGAGTAACAATGTCCCAAGATAAATACATTAAAAAGCATCAGGATTTTTTAGAGAAAATGCGTGATGAAGTCCGTAGTGAAAAAGATAGTATCATTGATAAAATGGATATTAATAAATTGCTTAAAGACCCAAAGTCATATTTGAGAAAAGTAGCATTTGACTACTATGAAAGCAAAGAGGACTTATTAAAAGAGTCAATTGGAAGTGGTAAAAGACTTGCTAAATCAATTTTAAAAGGTTTAAATGGTAAAGCTAAAAGGTAAAACATTGAAATCAGTTGGGTTAGTTAACCGTAAAGTTGCTAGAATGCTCAATGATATGGCTGATATGTTTGTATTGCAAACAAAAACAGATGTCAATAAGAGTAAAGATGTCAATGGTAATAATCTAAGAAAATTAAAAAGCTCAACTGTGAGACAAAAAAGAAAAAAGGGTTATATAGACCCACATAAACCACTAATAGCTTCAGGAAAAATGGCTAAGGTTTACAGGACAAAAACAGCAAATGAAGGAAGACTTATGTCAGAAGTTGACACTAGTGCAAGAATGAGAGATATTGCGGAGTATCATAATCTAGGAAAAGGGAATCTGCCGAAAAGGTTGTGGTTTGGGATAGGTAAGAATATAAAAAAAAGATTCGATAAATTGATAAGAGCAAAAGCTAAAGATTTGGTCATAACGAAATTAAAAACTATTAAAAGATGACATCATACGAAGAAGCTTCATTATTAGTTTATAATCATATAGAATACGAAGTTTTAGTATCTGTAGCTCAGATTGAACTATTAATAGAAAATTTAGTATTGTCAGGAGTTTCAAATGATGAAATACTTTTAATCTTATCAAACGACTTAGTAAATAGAGGACGTATATTTGGTAGCTTCGTAAACGGAGTAACAGGAGCTACTAACTTAGGCATTACAAGTTCAGCGCAAATTGCTGAGATGTTAACATACATTAATGCAGGATATGATAGATTCAAGTGGGTAGCTGTATCTAAAAATCCCTGTCCTCAATGCGCTAGTCGAGCAGGTAGAATAGAAGCCAAAGATTCATGGGAAGCATTAGGTTTTCCAAGAAGTGGTTTCTCAGTTTGTGGAGCACATTGTAAATGTCATTTAGAACCATATGATTACGTAGGAAAGGACACGGTTATATTATAGTGAAGATAGACGAGCATCGTATTGAGGTAATAACACATTTGAAGTATATTAAAGAAAAAGTAGATGACAATCATAGGCATTTAAAAGAGCTCAATGGACGTGTAAGAAAGAATGAAGCTAGTATAAATTGGATTAAAGGTGTAGGTACAGTAGTTGGGTTTTTGTTTACGTCAGTGATTGCATATTTTATAAAGGAGTAACATGACTTTAGTGTGTCCAAATTGTTTTAGTACACAGTTAACGAAAGAAGGTTGGTCACGAAATAAACAGCGCTATAGGTGTAAGAAGTGTCAGATGAAGACAGTTAACCCTCTATCACCTCAAGAAGTTGAAATAATAGGCGAAAATGTCAAACTAGCTAAACAAAAGCAGTCGTACCAAGACATTAACCGTATCGAACGAAAGGCTTTTCGCGAATACTCTAGGCTAGAAAACGCAGTCTCAAAGTATACAAAAGAGCTTCACGCTGTTTTTGATAGTAACCAACTTTCTAAGTTAACAAA